AGAACCCTTGACGGAGTGTTCGACACGTGGATTGGATTTGACGAATTTACAATAAATTTTGGTCAAGTCGAATCGGTGAAAGTTGAATTTGACGGATATAAATTTCAAGTCAGAGTATACCCGCGCGTAGGTAGAATTAAAGTTATTCAAGAATTTGACAAAGAAAAGACGGCGATTAATGCTTTTAAAAAATTTATGAAGGATACTTTTAATTGTAATTTTACGAACGTCGGTGAGGAGATAAAATGAAAGGTGTACCGATAAAATTTCGCGGTAAGCGCGTGAAAGACGAAAAAACCGTTTACGGGTGGGCTTACAAATCAGAATGCCCGATGTCGTCATTTCCTGCGATTATCGATTACAACGACAAATATAACGCCATTTATCCCGACAGCGTTGCTCAACTTGTGAGCTATGACAAAGACGGCAATGAAGTCTATGAAGATGACAGAGTAGCTTTTCTCGGAGACAGCGGCGAAGTATTGCAAGAAGGTCGTGCACGAATGAGTTTCAGTCTTAAACGTGATTGGGAAGACGTTTTCGATTTTGGCGATTATTCCGATATGATTATCTTGATTAAATAGGTAAAAAAAAATGACGCGGAAAGAGCTAAACGAAGTCTTAGATTTAAAAAGAGAATTGAAAGACGCGGAAAAGTCCTTAGAACTTTTGCGCCTTTCGGCAGCCGTCAAAGTACCGTTGCGGGACGGAATGCCCAAAGCGCAAATAACAGATTCTCGCGTCGAAATATTAACGGTTCGGATAGTTGACTTAACGAAAGAGATTGAAGAATTAAAGCAAAGAATAATAGACGCAATGAGGCGGCTTAAAAAACGATTAATGATTGAAATAAAAGATGTCACTGCGCGAACGCTTTTTATTTTAAAATATGTTGACGGAATGTTAATGCGTGACATAGGTTTTGCGCTCGGCTATTCGGAGACGCACATTTATTATTTGCACCGAATCACGTTTGAAAACTTAATAATAGATAATAATGAATAATAGAGAATAATAGTTGATAATATGGCAAAAATATATTAAAATTATAATGGTTTTTTATAAAATCATCTCCTTTCGTAAGATATTATCGCTTAAGGCGATTTTTTCAACGGAGGCGCAAAATGGAAACGACGAAAAAATTTCAACTCGTACCGATAGACCGGCTGATACCGTACGCGAATAACGCAAGGAAGCATACACCTATGCAGGTGAATAAAATTCGCGCGTCACTTCGTGAATTTGGCTTTGTTAATCCTGTCCTTGTCGACAAAAACTTTGGAGTGATAGCGGGACACGGTCGATTACTTGCGGCACGAGAAGAGAATATTTCCGAAGTTCCCTGCGTGTTCGTGGAGCATTTGACGGACGCGCAGAAAAAAGCCTATATAATCGCCGATAACAAATTGGCACTTGACGCCGATTGGGACGAAGAATTATTAAAGCTTGAACTTGCCGCGCTGAAAGAGTTGGACTTTGATATTTCATACACCGGCTTCGATGAAGAAGATTTTAATTTAGATGACTTCACTGTCGACAATAATAAAAGTCACGAAGGCAAAATTGCCGAAAAGTTTTTGTTTGCACCGTTTTCAGTTTTGGACACAAGAACAAAACGTTGGCTTGAACGTAAAACTTTTTGGATAAAAGAAGTAGGTGTACGCAGTGACGGTTCAAGGCAAGGAATGCAAACAACCGGTTCACTGTCGGGTACAACTCCGCGCTATTATGAGTTCAAGGAAAAATGCGAGTGCAAACTTGGTCGGGCATTGACTAATAAAGAATTTGAAGAAAATTTTCTTAAAGAATACCTTCCGGCCGAAAGTATGATAGCGAGTACAGAAAGCGGCGGAATTTTGTCGATATTTGACCCGGTATTGTGCGAGCTTATGTATTATTGGTTTTGTCCGCCGGGCGGGAACATACTTGACCCATTCGCAGGTGGTAATGTACGCGGGGTTATGGCGGCTTTTACCGGGCACAGATACACGGGAATTGACATAAGGCAGGAACAAGTTGACGCGAATATAAAATCTGCACGAGAACTTTTGAAAGACGCCGAGCAACCGGTTTGGATTTGCGGCGACAGTTTGAACATAGACAAGTTGACTGACGGCTATTTTGATATGGTGTTCAGTTGTCCGCCTTATTTTGACCTCGAAAAGTACAGCAATAATCCCGCTGACATTTCCAATATGACGTACGGAAACTTCTTGACGGCTTATAGAGAAATAATACGCAAGACAACTGCGCGGCTGAAAGAAAATCGATTCGCGGTTTTCGTAGTCGGTGACATACGCGACACAAAGACAGGTATGTACAGAAATTTTGTTTCGGAAACAATTTCGGCGTTTCAAGCGGCAGGACTCCGCCTGTACAACGAAATGATTTTAGTCACGCAATGCGGCAGTTTACCGATACGCGTCGGGAAAAGTTTTCAAGTTTACAGAAAAGTAGGTAAAACGCACCAAAATGTTTTGGTTTTCTACAAAGGCGAAAATCAGAAACGCATAAAAGAATTTGGCGACGTTGAAATATTTTTTGACGGTGAAGAAAATGACGACAGCGGAATTTAACGAAATAATAAACGCTCATCAAGAATGGCTGAAAGGCAAAGGCAACGGCAAATGTGCCGATTTAAGCGGCTGTGAATATTTTGTCGGAAGATATTTCGGTAAAATTAATTTGTCGGGAGCAATTTTGACAGACGCAAATTTTAATGACTGCAATTTACACGACGCAGATCTTTCGGGTTGTGATTTACGCGGAGCCGGTTTTCGTAACGCAATTTTGGCAAATGCGAATTTGGCAAGCGCGAATTTATTTGGCTCACACCTTGAAGGCGCACAACTGCGCGGCATTAAAACAGATAGTGCAACTCAAGGCTACTTTCCGGTTTGCCCAATGGAAGGATCATTTATCGGCTATAAAAAGTTAGCCGGGTATATCGTAGTTTTGAAAATACCTGAAAACGCGCAACGTTGCAGTGGAACAACTTTTGAGTGCCGCGCCGATAAAGCCTTGACGATCCGAATTGAAAACATAGACGGCACGCCGGCGGACGTTTCTGCGGTAATGTCGGCACACGACAAAAATTTTCGCTACAAAGTCGGTGAGGTTGTCAAAGCAAAAGGATATTGTAAAGACCGCTTTAAACCGGGCGGCGGCATTCACTTTTTTATATCGCGCGAAATGGCTGTCCAATATGCTTGTTGAAAAAAAATAACTTTTTTTTGAAAAAGCCCTTGCAATTTGTGGGAATTATGCTAAGCTTAGAACATAAAACGAACATAAAAAGCAAAAGGGAGGAAGAAAAAGTGAAGGAACAGACAATCGGGGTAGAAATTGAACTGACAGGGTTGACGCGCAAGGCGGCGGCAAATGCAGTAGCAAAATACTTCGGCACAACGGCGGAATACGTTGGCGGAGCATATGACGCATACGAAGTGAAAGACGGCGAAGGCAGAACGTGGAATTTCAAGCGTGACACGAGCATAACGCCGCAAGTTTATGAGAACGGCGAGAAATGGCGCGGGGGCGACGAACACAAAGTAGAGTTCATAACACCGATACTTGGCTACAAAGACCTTGAAACGTTGCAAGAGCTTGTAAAGGTAATACGCGAAGCGGGCGGGTTCGTAAATTACAGTTGCGGACTTCATTGCCACGTTGGAGCAAAAGGCTTAACGGCAAAAGCGGCAGTAAACCTTTTAAAAATGGTAGCGAGCAAGCAAGACTTGATATACAAAGCCTTGAACATTGACGAGGATCGCGAGGAATACTGCAAAAAGTTCACCGAAGAATTTATGAAAGAATTGGTGAGCCGCAACCCGCAAGACGGCAGTGAACTTGCAAGCGTATGGTACGACGAACCGATAGAGAGGGCGGAACGCGAACACGAACACTACGACGCAAGCCGCTACCACATGGTAAACCTTCACGCATTGTTCACGAAAGGCACGGTTGAATACAGAATGTTCAACAGCACGTTGGACGGGCGGGAAGTAAAAGCGGCGGTACAATTCTGCTTGGCGGTTACGCACTACGCGAAAGTTACAGAGCGAGTGATTTACCGGAAGACAGAAACGGCAAGCGACAAGTTCACCTTCAGGACGTGGCTTAGGCAGTTAGGCTTGAACGGGAATGAATTTGCAGACTGCCGCAAGTACTTTTTGAAGAACTTGACAGGAAGCATTTACAGAGCGGTAGCGTAAAGCCGAAAGGCAGGGCGGGAAACCGCCTTTTGGCGTCTGTGAAAAGGAGCGGTAAAAATGAAAATGTATGTAGCCTATGGAAGCAACCTTGACGAAAAAATAATGTCCAAAAGATGTGCGGATTCTGAACTTGTCGGCAGTGGGAGATTAAGCGGTTGGCGACTTATGTTTAAAGGTGATTTACCTTACAGTTACGCAACTGTCGAAGAATGGGAAGGCTACGAAGTGCCGGTGTTACTGTGGGCAGTCAGCGATGAAGATGAAAGATTTTTGGATATGGTTGAGGGCTACCCCGAAGTCTATCAAAAGTTAAATGTTGAAGTCGAAGTCGAAGGCAAAAAAGTAACGGGTTTTATGTATGTCAAGCCGGATAGTGAAAGGTTAAACCCGCCGAGTGATCACTATTATGCAGTCTTGTATGACGCTTATAAAAAGTTGGGATTCGACTTGTCGATTTTGACAGAGGCGCTTAGATTCAGTGACGTGATAATTGGTGCGCGGATTGAGAGGCGGCAATAATATCACCAATACCTTTTTCGGCGAAAGTAACTGAATTAAAAAAAACACCTTCAGCGGCGATGTTAATAAAAATGCCTTGCGAATAAGCAAGGTTAGTGGCAAAGGCAAAACCTACAAGTTGGTCGTGCTCGTCTTTTGAATCAAATTCGTTTGAAATTTGCTTGAGAAGACGAACGACTTTTTTTGTGTCCTTCATTGTATCAAATCCTTTCTTGACACAATGCAAGGGCGAATATAAAATAAAGTTGAAGGTGTTCCCCTTGCATTGTAAATTTCAAGTACATTGTAGCAAGGTAACGCCTTCATTGCAATTTGGGAGCGAGAAAATGGCGGGCGCGATATGGGAAAAATACAGCGAAGAGACGCCGCAAGCCTACGAAGCCTTCACTGTCTACCGAGACTTGGGCGCGGGTCGAACTTTTACGGCGGTAGCAGAAAAGTTACGGAAAAGTTGCAGTTTAATCCGTCGTTGGAAAGAAAAATGGTTATGGGAAGAACGCGCGGCGGCGTGGGATAAGAACATAACCGATAAAGCGATAGAGAAAGCGTCTGAAGACTACGCGAAAATGCTTGAACATCAAATAAATATAGGAAAGATGATGCAAGCCAAAGGCGCAAGAGCTTTGCAGAATATGAATTTGGACGCAGTTCCGCTGAAATTCTTGCCGAGTATCGTAAACTTGATAAACAGCGGCGTCACGACGGAGCGGACGTCAAGAGAAATAAAAATGCGGCACAAAGATTTTGATAACGAATTAATAATAACGGTAGTACCGAAAGGCGGCTATAAAGGAGAGGAGGGAAGTTGGCAAGTGTAAAGAGTTGGAACAGGCTACCGAGTGAAAGCGCGGCGGCTTATGCGGCATTTAAAGAATATCTTGAACTCCCGGACCGGAGCTTAACAAAACTGGAACAAAAGCTGAACAAAAAACGCGGACAGTTAGGCAACTGGTCAAGCAAATACAGCTGGGTTGACAGAGCGGCGGCTTATGATTCGTCGATAGTCGAGGCAGAGCGAAAAGCGAAAATAAAACGTCAGCAATCCGAACTTGAGCGGCAACATCAATTAGCGTTGCTTGGTATAGACAAGTCGATAGAAGGATTAATGGCGCTTGACCCGAAAAAAATGTCGCCGTATGCGCTGGTTCAGTTAATGGAAAAGAGTTGCAAAATTTTAAATGACGTGAATGAGATTGAAAACGCAACAACGGCGGTCGACAAAGTGACGTCGATAACAATCAAAAAGTTTGAAGGGTAGGTGGTTGAATTGCAAGTCGTCAAGGAAGTAAATCCGCATTTTCATAATTTTATCTTTGACTGGGATTATAAGTTTTATTTTCTGGTTGGCGGCTATGGTTGAGCAGTTCCAAATCCTATCATATAGCGCTGAAAATTATTCTGAAGTTACTGCAAGAAAAGCGGACGTGCCTGGTAGTGCGTGAAGTTTTTGAAACAATCCGCGAAAGTTGCTTTTCACTGTTTCGCGAAATTGTAAACAGTCTCGATTTGGACGAGAACATAAAGTTTGTGATGTCACCAATGCAGATGATTTTTTCAAACGGCAGTAGGATAATTTTTCGCGGTTTGGATAAGCCGGCAAAGCTGAAGTCGATAAATGACATAAGCTTAATTTGGATTGAAGAATGTTCGGAGATAAAGTACGAAGGTTTCAAGGAATTACTTGGTCGTTTGAGAAATCCGAATTTGACATTGCACGTGATTTTATCCACTAATCCCGTGAGCCGAAGTAATTGGACATATGAACATTTTTTTAAAAAGCGCGGGATTGACGATTTAAAACTTTACAAAGAGCGCGTAATTTGCGAGAAGAATACGTACTACCACCATTCGACGGTTGACGACAATAAATTTTTGGCTGAATCATACCGTGAAGAATTGGAGGATATGAAAAATTATGATCTTGACTTGTACAGGATAGCTCGTCTTGGTCAATTCGGCGTCAACGGTGTTAAAGTATTGCCGCAATTTGAGATACAGCCGCATTCCGAAGTTATGAAAGTGGTTGAAAAAATTCCGCGCAAGTACAAGTTTGTCGGAATGGACTTCGGTTTTCAAGAAAGTTACAACGCCGTTGTGAGAATGGCAGTTGACCACGAACGCAAATGGCTTTATCTTTATTGGGAGTACTATAAAAACAGAATGACCGACGACGAAACGGCGGACGCGCTGATTGAGTTTGTGAGAACACGCGAATTGATAAAAGCGGATTCAGCCGAGCCGAAAGCGATACGCTATTATCAGAAACGCGGATTCAATATGGTAGCGGCGCACAAGTGGAACGGCGGTACACGTCACGCGAGACTTGACAATACGCGCAAGGTTAAACGTTTCAAGAAAATAATATGTTCGGACATTTGCAAAAACTGTATTGCCGAACTTGCCGAGCTTACCTACGCGAAAGATAAAGACGGCAACATTATCGAAGACGAATTTTCAATCGACAGTCATACGTTAAGTGCCATACAATACGGGCTTGATAATTATGATGTGGTCGACGTTAAATACAGTATTTCAAAGTCTGATTTGGGAATATAAGATGAAAATAATAACACGAAAAGATGAATTGACGCCTTTGGACGTGGCAACGGTAATACAACACCGATTGGACGAAGTTCAACGAATACAAAGACTAAAACGTTACTACAACGGGCGTCACGACGTTTTAAATAAAATAGGCAGACCGCACGGAGCGCCGAACAACAAATTGGTCTCCAATTACCCGCGATATATTACGAATATGTCGACGGGATTTTTTATTGGACAGCCGATAAGCTATCAAGCCGACGCCGGTAAAGAAAAAGAGTTAAACACGCTCCTTGAAATATTCAAGTACAACGATGAAGCGGCGCATAATCTTCAACTTGCGACAGAAATTTCAATCACGGGCGAAGGTTACGAGCTTTTGTATATGGACGCGGACGCCAACATAAGATTCTGTACGTTGCCGAGCGAAGAAATTACGCTGGTTTGTGATTCGACGCTTGAAGAAAATCCAATCTGCGCGATACGTCATTTTCGCATTTACGCTTTGGACGGATTCAACTACGATGAATTTGTTGACGTTTACGACAGAGCGAAAATCAGTCACTATTCTTTTGACGGTTCGGCGCTTAGGTTGATTGACGAGGAGCAACATTTTTTCGGTGATGTTCCGATAGTCGAGTACATAAACAATCACGAACGGAGCGGCGACTTTGAAGACGTTATCACGCTGGTTGACGCTTACAATATGGCACAGTCTCTTACACTTGATGATTTAATGGACTTCACGGACGCTTTTTTGATTCTGCGCAATATGCACGGCACCGACGAAGAAGACATTAAAAAGTTGCGCAAAGACAAGACAATTTTGCTTGACGACGACGGCGAGGCAAGTTGGCTGATTAAATCGGTTAATGATACCTACGTTGAGAATGTCAAAACGCGCTTGCAGAAAGATATTCACAAATTCGCGCACGTGCCGGATATGAGCGATGAAAATTTTGTAGGCAACACGTCAGGCGTTGCGATTAAATACAAGCTTATCGGGCTTGAACAAGTACGAAGTCGCAAGGAACGCGAATTTAAAAAAGGTCTGCAGCGCCGAATTGAAATAATTGCAAGTATGCTGAAATTGAAAAATCAAGCGCAAATAGATTTTCGCGACATTGATATACAGTTCACGGCGAACATACCCGCGAATATTCTGGAGCAAGCGCAGGTAGTCACCCAACTTGACGGCTTAATTTCTCAAAAAACTTTGATAGGGCTGTTGCCTTTCGTGGCAGACCCAGCCGAAGAAATGGACAAACTCAACGTCGAGCGCAATGAAGAAATAAACCGTAACGACGCGGCGAGTTATCCGAGTTTGAACAAACACGAGCACGAAGAAAATTGATTTATGGGCAAAGTTTACCCCGCGAACGGAGGAATGTACAATGAAAACAGGCGGAATAAAATTTGAAGAATTTAAAGGCTTAACTGCAATGCCGCAGAAAGCGGCGTCAGCGTGGAGCGGCGGCGTTGAACAAAAAGGTTTAGTCGGAGCAAGCTACAAACCTGTACTTTACGTCGGCGAACAGTTGGTAAAAGGCACAAACTACCACTTCATAGCGGAACAAACTTTGGTATTGCGTGAACCCGAAACACACCTTGTAAAAATGGCAATAAACGAATTTAACGGCGAATATTCAATCGTCAAAGGCTCAATCGTCCGAATTTATTAATTAAAAACTAATCGGGGTAAACTTTACCGATAAATCGAGGAACAAAAATGATAAAAAGCGTAATGGTTGACAGCGTAAACTACGAAGTACAAATGACTGATGAAACGCTGATAGTAGACAATCAGAAATGCGGCGCGGAAGTTTCGTTTCACGAAGCGTTGATAAAAATCAGCAATGAAGTTGGCGAAGGCGCAAGGCCGCGAATATTAATGCACGAAATATTTCACGCATTATTACACGAACGCGGACTGTATGACGAATCAAACGACGAAAAACTTGTTGACGAGTTGGCGGCGGGGACAGTAAATTTAATTCGTGCCAATCCTGCGCTGATAGAATTTATAATTCAAGATGAGTGAAAAAGATTTACAAAACCGAATGACGGAGCGCGAAAAAGAGTTAAACGACTTGGCAACCGCCGAATTAAACGCGAAAGTAAAACGCTATTATGAACAATCGCTTGAAAAAATTCAGCGTGACATAGAATCACTTTACGCACGGTACGCGACAGAAAACGGCTTGACTATGGCAGAGGCACGCAAGCTTATTCGCGGCAAAGAGTTTCGGCAATGGCGAATGACGCTTGAAGAATACGTTCAGGCGGCGAAAACTGATTCGGCGCTGTTGAGAGAATTAAACACTTTGGCGGCGCGAAGTCGAATTACACGGCTTGAAGCACTTCACGCACGGACGCTAATGGAGATAGCCGACTTATGCGAAAAGTTGAACAAGTTCGAGGACGCTTTCCAAACCCGCGCTTACTTAACTAACTATTACGGCACATTGTACGACATACACCGAGAAATAGGATTGAACACTCCGCCGGTAGTCGTTGACAGTGAACACGTCAAGAAAGCGATTGAATCACCGTGGAGCGGCACGGCTTACAAGGGAATAATTTTAAAGCAAGGGACTGAACTTTCACGGCAACTTAAGCAAACAGTTTTGACGGCGATACACAGAGGAAAATCAATTCAAAAACTGTCAAAAGATTTGTCGGAACGTGCAAAAATCGGGTATAATAAGGCAGAAACGCTTGTACGCACGGAATTAAATCACGCATTTAACCGAGCGGCGCTGGATTCAATGCAAAGTGCGGGACTTGACCACTACCGATTTGTAGCGACGCTTGACCACAGGACTTGCCCACGTTGCGGCGGTATTGACGGATTGGTTTTTGAGGTGGAAGAATCAATGCCGGGAGAAAATTACCCGCCAATGCACCCGCGTTGCCGATGTACGGTAGTTCCGTCGTTAGGTGAAGTTGTCGGTAAGCGAACTTCAAAGGTTGACGGCAAGCACGTCAAAGTTCCCACCAATATGACTTACACCGAATGGCGAAAAATTTATATCGACAAAACAGAAACGTTTGAACAGTGGCTCAAAGAGAAAGAAACAAGATTTGATAAATCATAAGCTGAACAAGTTTGAGTTTAATTGTTTTGTGAACGTGACGAATACATCAAGGAGTAAGCAAAATGGAGCTTGACGAAAAAGAATCGCATTGCGTGGCGCGATTGTTGCAAGGTGCGTTTTACGGTGAAAGCGCTGCCAGCGGCTGTACCTTTTGTAAATTCCGCTGTAGAGAAAGCGGCGAAATTTCAATGGAACGTAAAATTCGCGAAAAGTTTATGGCTGAAACGGGCGTGGATTTAACTCAAATAACAACGCCGTCTATTGTTTATTCAAAATTTCCGTACAAAAAATTTCTGAAAAATTCCAACGAAAACATAAAAGAGTATTTCAGGAACATCTTTGCTGATGAGTTGAATTAATTTGCGCTTTCAAAAACAGGGCAATTTCGAGACCGACTGCTCTTAATATTTCTTTAATCAGACAATTATCTGAAATATCAATTCTGCGAGTTGTGTAACATAAATGCTAAAACGGACTGCAAAAATATTCCTAATCCCTCAAGAAAATGACCTATTGAGGATAATAAATTGCATATATCTTGTATCGTCATTGGTTCACCCCCTTCCTTGAGAGTGACCAACGATTGACCGCTGAAAAACATATACAGAGAGGAAACAAAATGATTATTGATAACACGGTAACGAATACCGTCCACGAAATTTTCAACGTGCTTGAAGGCTTGAGCTATCACGACGCCAAAGCCGCGCTTGAACGCGTAGCCGATGAACTTGAAAACAATCTTTTTGTCGGTGAACCTGACGACGAAGAAGACGACGAAGAAGACAACACGGCTGAAGTACTTGATAAACTTTCAAAAATTCAAGCTCTTCAAAAAGAACTTGCCGAGCTCGGAGTTAAACTTCCTACTTGCAAGATAGTAAGTCTTAACGCTTAATTTAATTTTAATACGTCTCGAATTAAAAAAATGGGGAGTGCAGAAATCTCTACGGGGAACTGTGCGAATTTTGAAAAATGCGTCTACGGGCGCTTTTTTATTGGAGGGATAAAACAGTTAAAAATAAATTATAAAAAGCTATAAAACTCTATTGATTTTTGAAATAATTTTTGATAAAATATCTTCAGGAGGTGGACTTCTTGAGATATTTTACAATCAACAAATTTTCAAAAATCGTCGGAGTAACACCGCAAACACTTAGAAATTGGGATAAGACCGATAAGCTTAAACCGCACCACACAACCGAAAGTGGCTACAGATATTATTCCGAAGAGCAATTAAACCAAGTTTTGAAAATCAAATCAAAAACAAAGACCATTATCGGATATTGCAGAGTTTCAAGCCCTAAACAGAAAGATGATTTAGAGCGGCAGATTGAAAATGTGAAAACGTACCTTTTAGCGCAAGGCAAGCCGTTTGAAATTATAAGTGACATTGGGTCGGGAATAAATTGTAAGAGAAAAGGTCTGCTTGAATTACTCGACAGAATAAACAAAAACGAAGTTGAAAAAGTAGTTGTTCTTTACAAAGACCGCTTATCACGTTTTGGATTTGAACTGATTGAATACGTAGCGTCATTGCACGGTTGCGAAATCGAGATAATTGACAATACGCAAAAGACCGAGCAAGAAGAGCTTGTAGAAGATTTAGTTCAAATAATAACGGTGTTCAGTTGCAAATTGCAGGGTAAACGAGCACATAAGGCACGAAAACTGATAAAAGAATTGGTAGACGGTGAGCAAAATGATTAAATCGTTTAAAGTAATGCTCATACCCAACAACCGCCAACAGACACGCCTCTTTCAGTTTGCAGGGACAGCAAGATTTGCTTATAACTGGGCATTGAGAAAAGAAATTGACGCTTACGAAACAGGCGAAAAGTTTATCAATCCCAACGACTTAAGAAAAGAATTTACAATGCTTAGAAATTCTTCCGAATATTCTTGGCTCCAAACAATTTCAAATAACGTCACAAAGCAAGCCATAAGAGATTTAGGCAGAGCTTACGATAGATTTTTCAAAGGTGAAAGCAAGCGCCCGCAATTCAAAAGTAAACGTCGCGGAGACTTCAACTTTTATCAAGACCCGTACAAAATTCAGATAACGGCAACACACGTGAAACTTGAATCAATAGCCGTTAGCAAACGCAAGAATAAACAACGCTTGAATTGGATACGACTTGCCGAACACGAACGAATACCGGTCGGAGCAAAGTACGAAAATCCGCGGATAAGCTTTGACGGGCTGAATTGGTGGTTGAGTGTAGCCGTTGAAATTACAGAACCTAAACCGGTTGAAAAATTCGGTGAGCCTATAGGAATTGACTTGGGAATAAAAAGTTTGGCAGTGTGTTCAGACGGCAACATTTATCCCAATATCAACAAAACAAAAACAGTTAGACGACTAAAAAAGAAACAGCGCAGGTTGCAACGCTGTATTTCTCGAAAATATGAAATGAACAAAAAGGAGGGAGACCGTTACTGTAAAACACGCAATATTATAAAGAGTGAAAATCTTTTATTGAAAGTTCATCACAGGCTTAAAAACATTTGGCAGAATTACCGACACCAAATAACAAGTGAGATTATCAGACGAAAACCAAGTTTGATAGTGCTTGAAGATTTGAATGTCAGTGGAATGATGTCGAACAGGCATTTGTCAAAGGCAGTGCAGGAACAAGGATTTTATGAATTTCGGCGGCAGATAACTTACAAATCTGAATGGGCAGGAATTACCGTAATTATTGCCGACAGATATTATCCGAGTTCAAAAACCTGCATAGTTTGCGGAAATGTGAAAAAGAATTTGAAGTTGTCTGAAAGAATTTATCACTGCGAAAAATGCGGAAATGAAATAGACAGAGACTTACAAGCGGCGATAAATCTCAGGCGATATGCAAATTGATTGACGCAGTACCCGCACGTTAGCGGGGAATTTACGCCTGTGGAGCGTCATACCAAACGCAAGTAGCTACA